ATAATGCTTGAGCCACCCTTAAGCCTAGCTTCAGCACTGCTTAAGCCACCCTTGCGTCCTGCTTCACTGAGTTTCAAACGTTTAGCGCCTATATCAATCTTCTCTTCATCTAAGAATTTAATAAACACCTTTTTGTTTTTAACTTTTATGTACTCCTTTTCGATTAAATAATCCACTAATTTAGTGTTATTAATCCTTAATACTGCATCTTCGTAGGTCATCTCGTTTGACCTATTCCAGTACTCAGCACACAAACGAATAAACGCTCCTTGTGTTTCAAATGTTTCGTAGTTAATGTTACCCGTTAACCACTGGGTCGCATTGAACTTAAAAAATGGTAATTCTTTACTCATCGTAAATGGTATAAAATGAAAAACCCCTTCATTCTCCTTGCAGGTCTCACGTTGCAATTCAAATAAAGGGGAAGTAATTCCTTAAGTTCTATGTTGTGAGACCGAACCTTGTGTAAATATAAGTGCTATCTAATTCATGCGGTTAATTCTCGCATATTTAGTTTTCAACAAGTTCTCAATTCGTCGTGCCGAGATGATCAAAGCCGTATTGTAGTCATTTGCGTGAGCGTTTGTGATTTCGATGCACTCCAAAACTTCGTTTAGCTTGTCTAGTAGTTCGGGGTGGTAGCCTTCCAGTGCAAGTTTAACCATTTCTTGCGAGTGGATTACCGTTGCGTGATTCTTGTTAAACATTCTTCCGGCCTCGGTAAGTGAAAAACCGGAAAGAGTTGCCCACACCATACCAACCTGTCGCCACTGCATGAGCTGACGCAGTCGGTTTGCTTCCTTTAGTGACTCATGCGAACACGGACAAACTAAAAAGAACTCGTGCATGGTGTAAAACTTCCTTTTCGGTAGGTAGGACTTGATAAACTTTAGTTTTCTTCCGTAGATTGCGCTGACTTTAACCATTGTCTAAATGCTATTTGTATGTTTACTTGCTGTTCGCTTGTTTCGTTCGATGCGTGTTTCATTATCCGCTCATCCAGTTTTCGTATTTGTCCGATGAGGTTTAGTGTAGCCATCTTCATGTCGGTTCTAAAGGCTTTGTCTTCGTTCAGGTCTTCGAGGAAGTCAGCAAGTACCGGGAGGATTGCGGTAGATGCTATGAGTTTAAGGTCGTTGGTCATTTTGGTAATTGTTTAGTGTACATATATTCCAATTCGTGTTTTACTTCAACTAAATACAAAATCTTATCAAACTCTTCATTCATGTCGTTGCCTCCACAAAATTCAAGAGATAATTCAACAGCAATTAAAGCGCATTGAATAGCGTGAGGGTAAAGCATTGCCATTGCTGTGTCGTCTGTAAATTTGTCGCAGTTAAACATCTTGTTAACCAACTCCTTTGCTTTTTCTACTGGTGTCATATCTCGTAAATGTCGATTATTATACCTTCCCATAAATCCGCTTTTATTCGTGCGTCTTCACGGCTTACTGCGGTCACTATCTTAAACATTTCAATCCATGTTTTGTGTGCGTAGCCTTTGTATATTACTTTAAATCTTTTCATGTCGTTGCTTTTTTTATTTCGCTAATGCGGTTTACTAATTCTGCGTTGTAGTTCGTCCACCAGTTCTTACGGTCTCCGTGGGTAATTGCCAACTGCCTTTTAAATTGCTCTTGAAAGTGCGTTAAGTTGCACTTAATCTTGTTCTTCTTCATAGTCATCTACATAAATATAAACTTCACCTGAACCTTCGCACTCAAGGCAGCGAAACATTCCGATTCGAGAATACTCACCTTCGTCGGTTTGACCTTCAACGACTCCTAAGCCGTTGCACTCGTCACATTCTATTAGTTGCTTTTCGTACATCTTAAATATCGGTTACGTTAATGTCTGCTATTTCAATCATTGTTTCTTCGACTATATTACGAGCCGTGTAATAAGCGGTACTTTCTGCGTCCGTCTTTGACATCTTTTGGTTGTGGTTAAGTTGTCTCATTATTTCTTTGTAGCCCTCAATAAGTGCTTCAATTTTATCGTTTTTCTGCTCGATAATTACTTGCTGTTTAAATTCGTATGCTGTCATGGTTTAAGGGATTAAGATGATGATTAATAAAATGATTAAGATGCCGACGAAAAGACCGCCTAAAGCGTTACGCTCGTCTGCGTTGCGTGGTGTGAAATAGTTAATTAAGTTTTTCATGTTTTGGTTATTAGTTTTGTGCCTTATTGCCTTACAAATGTACTGCTTTAAAATTACTACACAATACTTTCAACACTTTTTTAACAAAATAATTTAAAGTTTATTTTAAAAGTCAATGTTTACAAGGGTTTCAGAGTGAAAAAAAACTTTGCGGAATTTGCATTTTGTCACAAAATCAACCTAAATATGTGACGAAATTGTAATACTTGGGGGGTGACTTGGGGGGCGACTTGGGGGGTATAGTCATAAAAAAAGCACCCCCGAAGGGATGCCTTAAACCTAACATGAAAAAAAGAAGTAAGCAAATATACTAAATATTGTTTATCATTTTGTACTTGAGCCAATCCATGTAAACTTTATTGTTTACCGAGTAAGCAGAGCGACATCCCGCCTTGCATCCTAACGAGTGCATTATAGTTCCTGCCGCAGTCGTATAGGTCTTTCTAAGTTTAACGTCTTCAGTGCCGCAATTAGGACAATTCCAACGGTCACCACCTCTTAAAGTTGCGTAGTTGACTTTGTGCTTTGAGTAAGGTCTAAGTTTGTCGTAAACCTTTTCTAAAATTACAACGTCGTTTTTGCAATACTCGACCATGTGATCAAGTGCCTTTTCGCTTTTGTCGAATAGTATATCTTTCCACGTTTGGAAACCTCCAGTGTCCGACTTTGCACCCACACCCAAAAACTTACTAATATAATCTAACTTATTAGAATTAAAATAGAAGCCACTTTTAGCGAATTTAAGCGTGTCAATAGTACGGTAAGTTGGGAACATATCAACCTCATGGTAAATGCAGCGTTTGCGTAGCCATTTAATATCAAATCTATCCCCGTTGTGTCCTATTATTTCGTCAGCTGAATTCAATACCTTAATAAACTTTTTTAGTAGGTGTTTATCGTCTTGGTTTTTATCCCAAGTTAACGAGTGTACTTCGTCTTCACCTTCCCACTTCCAACAAACGCAGATAATAGCACGTTCATTAATTATATTGTCAGGGCTTATGTTTAAGTTGTAGCCAATCCTCCAACTAGTAACTATGTTCGGGCTTGTCTCAATGTCGAAAAACAATCTTTTGCGGGTCATGGTCTAAAGGTTAATGTATAGTCGGCTAATCTATTAAGCCAACCCTTACGGAATTTAGCGTTCTTCATACCGGGCTTACTAATAGCAATAAAAAAAGCGTGTCTAAGTCGGATTAACTCGTCGAATAGAATAGTATCGTCTAACTCATTTGCAGCTGCTAAAGTTTTTGGTCCAATGTTTCCGTCAATGGCTACGTGTTTGCCTAAATTGTTAACCGCTTGTTGAAGGGTTATGATTGCTCGGTGTTGACCCGAACCCCAAGCCATGCCCGTGACGATTACACCAATGGAAAAACATTTGAATTCGTCAGCTCGACATTTGTCCCAATAGCCCTTACGGAAGATTTTAAACCAATCCTCGTTGCTCATGTTTAAGAACCTGACGTTGTTGTCGTGTCCGAACTGACCTACCCACGACGAGTAACATATCCCCATGTTCGTGTGGTAGCGTTTTCCGTCTTTTAGTACGGGGCAGTACATAGCAGAGCAAGAGTCCGAAGGGTCACCGCTTAAGCCGCCTTCCCATTTCTTAATAAATTTAATGTAAGTTTCTAAGTTCATAAGGTTTTTTGGCTAAAGTACACGTTTTTTTAACATGACAAAGACAAAAAACACAGTGAGCAAAAAGCCTAAAATAACAAATAGTTGTTTAAATTGTCTCACGGGCTTATTGCGTTGCACTACCCGTTCACGTTTGAGGTCATTTTTAGCCGATTTAAGCGCACTTTGTAGTGAGTCCTTATACATTAATCGAATTGTACGCAAAGAGTCGTTAAAACGTTTGTATTCGAATCTCGTTTCAAAGCGTGTTTTTGGATAGTAGGAAGTGTTGTAATAGATAATAGTATCTTTTGACGTTACTACCTTCACCCAGTAAGTAGTGTCGTGTTTCACTATAAGGAAACTATCTACTTTAGTTACTCGGATGGTGTCGCTTATGGTGTCGCACCGATAACCTTTTTTAATTGCTTTGTTTAGGTGGTAATTAACCGAGCAAGACGTTAAAATAAGTAAGCAAATTAGGAATTTCATGTATGTAATTTTGGAATTTATACGCAATGACATATGAAAAGTCGGCTTAAACCGTCAGAAACTATCTTTTATCTTCTTTGCGTTGGAAATAAACCTCTTAAACCTAGCAATAAAACCTTTGTCATTTCCGTATCTTACTCGGATTTTCTCGTCAATGCTGACTACTTCAATAGATGCAAGGAACAACCCGACTAATTTAGTCAAAGTATAGTCAACTGAAAACACGGTCTTAACCATGTCGTTAACCATTGCGTAGTCGATGAGGAAGAAAAGAATAACCGCACTTTGGTACGTGATCATTTTACCTACTAGCCCCTTTCGTAATCTTCTACTGCTAAACTTTTCAGTCGTGAGCCGAATAGCTACAACCGTGTCTAAAAAAATAGCAAGTCCAATGACTAATAGAATTACTTGGATAGGTGCAAAAAACGAATAAATAGCAACAAGTGCAGGGATTAAATACTTCACACCTCGTATTTTGAAAGTTCGGTTAAAGTCCAAAGTTCGACCTCTTCGTCGTTCCAGTCAGTTATATAAGTAAAGCCGTCAAGGCTCAAACCGAAGTTAGCCGTTTCCGTAGTTAAAAGAACATCAACGCTGCAAGTCCGTTTTGCTATTGTGTCGTGAATAACAAGAACCTCGATTCTTGGGTTAACTATTTCTACGTTAAATTGTGGGAATTTGTAAGTCATATTATTAAGATAAAGTTGTTCCAGTTACTGTGAATGTACGTACTGCTAAACAAGACGAATTTTCTGTTTTGTCTTTTGCGCTTATATAGCCGTTACTTGCAATGCCCCATGAATAAGCTGAGGGTACAGGTTTGTATGTTGAAGAACTATGAGAAGAAAAAGTGAAAGTAAAAGAACTAAACGGAGTATAGCCTAAAGGATTAGATAGTTCTCTATTCATTATATTATTCCATTCGTTTACGTTAGCCAATCTCCACCCCGTTGTAAATGGTGCTATGGAAATAGCTAAACATGTATCTACTGAACTATTCCATCCACCCGAAACTACATTTGTAGCAGTTCTTTTATATCCAAGCACATTTGACCCGTTATACGTTGACCAATCAATGACTATGTTTTTCGTGTACGTTTGACCTCCCAACTCGTCAGTAAATCGGTTCGTGTTTCCGAAAGGATTATTTGACGCAAGTACCGTAAATGAAGTAGCACGTCCCGCTTCAATGTCTCCATCGTCACCAGTGCGGTAAGAGGTTGTTTGTCCCGTCTTCATTAAGGTAGCACCAACGGGTGTAAATGAAGCCGTGTTAACCGTTATCGTAACGTGGTTTGAGTTGCCTTGGTAAACTACGGACTGCGGTGTAATGTTGCCACCGCTTTGGTTGTGTAGTCGTATGTTTAACGGGTCGGTAGCATGAATTGAAAACGGGTTAACTTGGTTAACGGTTATGTCGTTATCGGCTACAATGTAGTTTTCAGTAACTCCACTCGGTACGGATTCAACGTGTATAGTGCCGTTACTCTCTTTTCTTAAATGTATAGTTGCGTCAGGTGCAGTAATTATTTCGTTGTCTCCGCTTGGTATAGTTCCGCTAAATAATAAAGTAGGTACGGAGTTATAAACATCGTAGGTTGCGTCTGCGCATGGTGGTATAGTAACCGTTATCCCTTGGTCTTGAACACTTGGGTACATTGCGTCACTAAGTACATTTCCGTCTTCATCGTATATAACTAAACGCACGTCAGGCAGTACTAAAATTTCACCGCTTGGTGCTTCAGTGGAGTAACTTCCATCCGAGTTTTCAACGTAACCCGGTTCACATATTACTTCAACGGGTTCGATTGGGTTCATTGGTATTTCACAAGCCCCGTAAGTCGAGACCTCAAACGTTATGCTCATCACCCAACCCGCTACATAATCTAAATCAAAGTTATTTACGGGTGTCATGGTCGACGTACCTACAACGTCAAGCTGAGCGTCCATGTCATTAATGTAATAGACGTACATATCCTTAAGAATAAGTTGGCAGTCGCTTACAATAGTGTTTAGGTTTGCTCGGTCTTTTTGTATAATGTCAACGCAATAAACGTTAATTGAGAATTGGTTGGTATTTAGATCCTCTAAGTCGCTAATAGGCTCAACGAAAACTATAGGATACTTCTCATCTTTGGTAGAAAAGTTGGGCATTTGTTCCCGAAATTCACCCCCGTACTTTTTGATTTGAAGGTGAGCGTTACAAAATTGCTCTATCTTGCTAAGTAGTGTAATATAACTCGTCATAGTGTAGCGTTTTCTTGCATTTTCTTAACCTTGTTTTGGGTGCTTGTTACGTCACTTTCGACTACAATAGCTTTAACCGTGAGTTGGTTTGAGTTGCTTTGTACGTCTTGCGCTGCACTCGTCGTATTTTGGTTATTACCTTGTCCGAATAGTGAGAACGAAGGCGCACCACCTCCCGCAGTTGCGTTTCCTGCCATGCTTGTCACGTCAGTACCACCACCGCCACCACCGCCCGTGCTTTTTGAGCCGTATTGAGTACTTGCAATTTTTGCAACATTAGCAACCGATGCTGAAATAGTAGCAACTAGCGCAGCAATACCAATAGGTGTTACGGGTGGCATTTGTGCAATAGACGCTTGAGCCGCTTTGAACCCGTCTATAATTGCGAGAGAAAGTTGCATTGCTTTCTGAACTGCAAATTGACGCTTTGCTCGTTTCTCTTTGCTGATTTCGTCTTGTTTACCGAACCTATCCGATAAAGTAAATACCGTTTCTGCAAGGTTATTAACTGCACCTGCGTATTGTTCAGCCATTTGTATTTTTTCCGCTTGTTCTTTTAGACGTTTTTGTCTTGCTTTTTCTGCGGCATCCTCTTCAATTTTAGCTATTTCTTCTTCCTGACGTTTCTTAAGTTCAACCGTGTCTAGTCCGTATTGTTCGGCTAAAGTAATTAGGTTAAAGTATTTTTCACGAACTGCGTCCTCTTCAAGTTGTGCTGCGCTTCGTGTGTTTTGGTCGTATAGTGCGGCAAAATCTTCCTCGTCTTGGGCCCGTAAAAGTTGAGCGTCTTTGATTACTTTGGCAATATCTGCTTGTTTCTTTATTTCTGCGTCAACGTATTTTTGATTAATCTTTTCGGCTTCGTTTATGCTTTGTTCAAGGTATAGTGCGTTTAACCTTTCACGTTCTTTCGTGTTTAACTTTTCGTTATTTGAAAGGTCTTGACGCATTCGGTCAAACTTGTATTTATTGGCAAGTAGTTCCTTTTCGATTCCGTCTTTTGCAACGCTTAATTCGATGTCTTGTATTAAACGTCTTGCGGCCAACCTATCCGCTAAAAATTGTTCGTAATCTGCGGCGGCTTTTGCTTGTTCGGCTTTTACTTCCTGATTGAGTTTAACTTCCTCGACTTTGATTTCTTGCGCCTTGCTTTTATTTGCTTTGACCGTTTCTTTGTATAGTTTGGTTTGGTTCAAAAACGAATTGTCCATAAACTCCAAGAGTTTAGTTTGATTCGCTATTTCTTCCTGCATATATTTATTGCGTTCAATTCTTAAGGCAACGGTGCTTTTTCCTTCGGCTTCCATCAAGGCAATTTTGTTGTCCATCTGACCCAAAATCTGCTCTCGCTTTTCTTTTTCCTCTTCAAGTGAAGCGGTAGTTTTCGCCATTGATTCCTCAGCTGCGAAGTTGGTTAAACCAAGCAAGTCAAGGAAGCTTTTTATTAGATCTACCAAAGGTTTAAAAACCGCAGTCAACATTTTAATTATTCCGTCAAACCAACCTAATTTATTACCTAAGTAAACGAAGGCAGCAACCACCGCACCAATAATAGTTACAAGTAAAAAGATAGGATTAAGTAAAAGTTGCGCCCCAAGTTTAAGAAAAGCACCGCCCACCGAAGCAATAGTTGAACCCAACCCTTTTAAAGATGCAGAAATAGTTTTACTATCTATTTTGCCAAGGCTTCCAGCGAACAACTTTGCACTGGTTGCAGCCCCTTCAAAGTCCATGTCCATCAACTGCGACTTCATCAACCCGAAAGCGTTACTCGTTTGCTCGAAGCGTGAACCCGAAGCAAAGATAGCCGCTTGTTCGTTTGCGTCTTTTAGTTGGTCACTTAATGCACCCGCCTTTTCACCGAGCGCAGCCATTTGTTTTGGGTCGGTTGCGTTGGCAAGTTCCCCCTTTAAGGCTTTAAGTTCCGAACGGATTTGCGCAATCCCGTTGAGTTTTATATTTATTTCTTGGTCTGCCATCAGATAACCATCATGGTGTTGTCGTAGTCACCTCTATTGCCGCAACCACCTACGGGCTTAATATCCGAATCTCTATTGAGGTCGCTCGTGAATTGTGGGTAAAGTGCTTTGTATTCTAGCAAATAATTGATTAATCTTTTCTCGTAGAAAGCAGCCATTTGTCCGTAGTGATCCATAACGAAAGCCGTTTCACCTTGGGAAACACTACTTGAATAATCACCACTTTGTTGTTGGATTCCTTTGTTTTTAAGTTGGTAAGTTAGTCCAAAGGCGGCTTGTTCGGCTGCCCTCCACGCAACTACGAATTGAATTTTTTCCACTAGCGTAACTTCGTCGTTTGTTAAAACTTCGTCGTTGTATTGAGTCAGTAAATAGTTGTAGAAATAACTGCCTAGGATAGCTTGTAAGCGCATATCTGCCGCAGGCTTAACGTATGGGAAGACATCAGTCACATCGACGTTACGAGTGATAGGTGTGTTTACTTTTAGGAAGTTCTCGGTTACGAAATAAATCATGCTGTTGGTGTTTGAGTGTCAGGTAACGGAGCAAGTGAAGCAAGTTCCCGAATTTCGTTTGCTGTCATGTTTTCCAAAACTTTAGCCGCCAATGTCGGGTTCATTGCGTTGAGTGCGTTGATAATGTCTTTACCTTTTTCGTCTACGCTTGTAATAGTTTCGTTTACTATTTGGTAGTTAGTAATCTCTACGTGTGCATTAATCCCAACCGCTCTCAAAAGTCCGTTTACTACATCGGTAATGGTTTCACGCAAAGGAATAATCGTGTTTTTCTCAAAGATTACGTAGGCTTGTTTAATGTCCGAACCCGAACCCAGTGCGCCCGAAGTACGTACACCCAAAAGTATCGGGTCAATGGTGTGAGCGAAACAAATTTGCTCGGTGTTCAATTCTGAAACTCCCCTAAACAATTCATCGTTTGAATTTGTAGGTACATTTACTAAGTCGGGCAAACTTTCCTTATTGTTAGCAAAGAAGGCAACCGCTTTTCCTGCGTTCTCCGCACCTTTTAACTTGTTAACCGTGTCTTTGATTAATTGCATTTCTTCAGGCCCTTGAGGCTTCTTAGGAAACATCATAGCAAAAGACGGGAAGATTGAATTTTGTATGTTTGATTTCTGCAAGTAGCTAAGTTCACCCGACAAAAATGCAAAGTTTAACGCACTGGTGTACTGCGGAAGTGGATAGTAATCTTGTCCGACTGACTTTTGTTCGTAAACATAAAGGTACGTTCCGTCTTTACACTCCGGGTGGTATGGTTCGTATGTTCTGATTTGTAAGCCGAACTGCCAATCCTCATTAACAGCGTATAATGTTTTCGCTTGGTTTATTCTTACCTTCTCAGGGGCTACTCGTTTCACGTTATACGTCTTCCCACCTTTCAACTCAATGGTAAAGTAGCAACGCCCGTGAAGAATAACGTCTTTTGTGATCGTCTTTAGCGTGTCTTTGAAACCTATCTTTTTTCCGAAGGCATAAAGGACAACTTTCTCCATGTCCGTTAACTTACTTTCGTCAAAAGTGTACCCGCCTCCAATAGTTGCGTTGGTCTTAAAATCGACAATAGACCCGTGTAAGGGACTCATATAGTACATTTGGTTCATGTACTGCGGATAAAGATTATCACTTCCGAAACGAACGTAACCTTGCACAGTGTATCTAACATCTACAAATGGCAACGACAAATTTCCTTCAGGCACACGCAAAAACGGAGTGCTAAATGTTTGGTAACCCGTGTCCACCACGCTTACACTTTCGTCTTTTTTAAACTTTCCAAATAAACCCATTAGTCATAAATTGAATTAGATATACCTTCGACAACCATGCGCCCTTCCTCGACTAACGTCAGTCCGTTAGCGTTCGTGTTTGGGTCAACTATAATTGGGTCAGGACTTTCGTAAATCTCGTAGCGGTATTGTCCTATTCTGAACGTAACGTCGACTCCTTCCTCCAAAAAGAAAAGATTGTAGCGGTTTACATATTGCGAATAATCCACACCAACCCAATAAACGGGTGCAAGTGTCTCGTCCATTTCCCACACGAATTTAAACAACCATGTCGGTGCAGTGATCGTGGCACTTTCCGTTAGCGTTAAGGCTATTGTATTGTTTTGGTTTTGTTCGATGTATATCATACTATCTTAATAAGTAGTATTTAGAAAAGTTGGTTAAATAAAAAAGGGGGCTAATTAAAACCCCCTTCCAATTCGTGTTTATCTTATTAGATAATGTTTGGAATTTCAGCAGCGTCTACCTCGTAAGCAAGGTTTTCGTTTTCAGCTACAAACGTAATTGAATACTTTGACCCGTCCGCTTTAGCAGTTCCCGAACCTTCAGCAACCGCAGTAAGTTGAGCCGTTGGAAAATACCAATACTTTCCGTTAGCGTCACCAACTACAAGTGCAAGGTCTCTTTGACCTTCACCCAAGATTTTGATTGCCTTAGATTTCGCAGCTTCACGACGATGGAACATCAAAGTAATAGTTTGCGTATAAAAAGACGAACCGTTTACCAAGTCAATAGCCGCTTCCTCGGTGTACATTCCTGTGTTACGTCTGAACTCAAAAGGAACAAACTGGTCAGTAAGTGTACCGAAGTCAGTGATAACATAAGCAGCCTCAACGATTGGGCCTACCACGTTGTCTTGGTCATTAATTAGAATCGAAGTTATCCCTCCGATATTTGAATCACATCCTTTAAGGATTGTTTCTAAAGTTGTACAAGCCATATTATTTAGTATTTAAAGGTATATAAAAAGGGGGCGGTTAAACCCCCGTTATTATTTAGCAATATTGCGCTCCTCCGTACCAAACAACTTGTGGCGTGTTAACAACATAGAAACCTGCTTTGAAGTCAGCACGTGCGCCAATTCGACGGTCAAGTGTAGTTTTGCTGAAGTCAACGATTTGTAGGTTATCTTGGTCACCTTCTGCATCCAATGCGTAGATGAAGTTTGTATAATCAGACAAGATAATAGTTGAAGCAGGAAGACCGTACTCAACTACAACTGGAATATCCAAGTAAGTCAAAGACAAACCTGTAGTTACATTCGTGATTGTGTTAGTCGAAGCACAAGCAATTCGGTAAGAAGCAGCCACGTCAGCTGATACTTTGAACTGCATTTGAGCAGGGTTAACCAACATTTCAGCAGTTGCAGCTGTCAAAGTTGCAGCCATCTTCGCAAGTACGTTAGATGAAGTAATAGCAGCGTAAGTTCCCGCAGGAGTGATGAAGTCGTTAGCTGTACACAAACGCAACAACCAACCGTCACAAAGACCCAAAGCACCTTCGACAGCCGTGTCACCTCTCCACATCAATTGTGCAAGTTCTTGGTGTCCTTTCTTCGCCATTTGTGAATAAAAGAAATTCATGAACGAAGCTACTGAAAAGTCAGAGTTAGAACCTTTAGCCATTTCCAATGCAAGAAAAGATTGCTCCAAGTCAAACTGACAAACAGACGCTTGAGAAGTCAATGCACAAACATCAATTTCTACTGCGCTAAGGTCAGCATCTTGAGCGTTGAAGTCACAGCCACTTTCTGCGAGTACCTCCGAAAAAAGTACGGTTGCAATTTTCGTTTTTGACTTTATCCCGGGAAGGACACGATAATTTGTTACAGCATTTTCCATTCCGTAAAGGATAGAAAAATACTCGGACGGGTTTGCTTGTAGTAACGCACTTGCGTCAACTGTCAAGTCGAATTTTAATTTTTTAGCCATTTCTTATTTTTTTAAGAAGTTAATTACATTACTGAATTTTTGTGATGCGCTCATTTCAATCTCCTCAACGGATGCGACTTCTTCCGTGTCAGTTAATTCGTTTTTGAGGTCTGCAATGACTTGCAAGATTTCGCTTACACGCTGCTCTAAAACAGGGTTAACGATTGCAAGAATAGCCTCGGCATCCGCTGCGGGGTCAATAGCCGCTTCAACTTCTACTTCAACAACCTCTTCAGGAGTTTCGGTTTCAATTGGTGCTGCCATCTCCACTTCGGTAGACGCTTCAACTTCCATTGCTACTTCCTCGGCTTGTGGCTCTTGAACTTCTACGACAACTCCGTCTTTTACAACGATTACCGTACCATCTTCGAGCGTGTGTTTTCCGTCTGGTAACATATATGTTTGTTTTTGATTACTTAGTTTAAGACCTAAAAAGCCTTCAATAGAAAAGCCGACTTGACCTGCTTCGACTAACTTATTGTAGTAGTCCGTGTCCGTGATTTGAGCCGTGACCATTAAAGTCCCTTTAGGCACTGAAATTCCAAACGTACTCTTTGCCTTGTCCGCTTCGGGATTGTCTACTAGCCACGCTTCAAGAATATAGGCAGGAACTAATTTGTCGCCTTCATGCTCAAGATTAAACAAGTTTTGGTTGTTTAAGTTCAACATGAACTCTTTGAAGATAGTGTCAATCTCAACTTCTGAGAATTGTACATAGTACTCACCCATTTCATCGTCGTTACGATAAATGTCCATAGGGATCATGGCGGGTGCAGTTATTCTATATTTCTTTTCGTCTGCGAAGTGGCTCTTTGCTTGGGACTTGAACGCAACACCCTTTACCAATACGGCAGGGTTTGAAGTGAACGCAATAGCATCCACACCTAGCGGTTCAGTGCCATCGTTGTAAGCTTCGTCTATGGTAATTTTGTAAGTCGGTAGTCCTTCCATTGACTTAATAAGTACACTTAAAATGTTTTGGTTTATTTTTAAACATTATTTACTTACCTTTGGTTAAAATCTAAGCAATGATACAAATGTTCGGGGTCGAAATACCCAACCACCTAAACGAGTTAACCGTTCAACAATTCGACGAACTCAACAAAATTGAGAATAACCAAGAACTTGACACCATCGAAAAGTGGATTGAAAAGTTTATATACTTGGGTGTGCCTGACAAAGCGTTTGACAAAATGGAACTCGACGAGTTTACCAACTACATCAAAGAGTTTAACAAGTCAGAAATTCCGCAAGGTGAAAAGGTGACTGAGTTAGTTATTGACAAATATACCTACCAAGCAAACGAGACCATCGGGGTGAAAGATTTGGGTCTAATTGAGAAAATCTACCGAGGACAAGACGAGAACTTTTGTGCGCAGACGTTATCCATACTTTTTAAACGTACTGATCTAACGAGAACCGAACACTACGCACCTGCACACCTTAAAGTGAAGGTAGCTTTAATGAAGAAACAAAACGCAGAAGTTGCCTTCCCGTACATTATGGAAATTCTGCAAAAGATAGCCGTTATTTCGGAAAAGAAACTCGAAGAGGCTAACGAAGAAGTAACGGAATAAGGGTGAATTTACCTAGAAATTGGAACGAAGTAACGGTTAATCAGTGGTTGGAACTAAACACCATTGACGAACTCGAATATAACTCCGTGTTCTTACAAACTATTGAGGCGCTTTCAATACTCTCCGATACAGACCCCGAAGAGTTGGAAGACCTCGACCCCGAAGAATTAATTGACCTAGCACGAAAGGTTAGTTTTATTCAGCGTGAGCCATCCAATAAGCCAAAAGAACTGCTAAAGGGTTTAAAGTTAAAGCCGTTGGGTGCGCTTACGTTAGGGGAGTTCATCGACCTAGAACATTATGCTGTTCAATTTGTGCAGAATTTTGATATTTTGCTTAGTATATTATACAAACGTTGGAAAACTGACGAGTGGGGTACGGTAGTATTTGAGCCCTATTCGTATAGTATAATGAGCCGCAAAGAACTATTTAACGAAGTAAGTATTAACGATGTTTATGGCGCAGTCAAGAACTACATTGATTATTCAAACGACTTTAAGAAACGCTACGAGAATTTGTTTAACCCTGTCATTGAGGAAGAGGAAACCGAACTAGACGAAGACGACCTAAAAGCCGAAGCCGAAGAAAAGGTATTTAGTAAATGGAGTTGGGAAAAATTACTTTACGACTTGTCGAATCAAGACCTTACAAAAATAGACGCAGTAACTGACCTAAACTTAATCTTCGTGTTTAATATGCTGTCAATGGTCGAAGAACTGCAACTCAATAAGGACTAGTTTACCAGTTCCACCAATTTTTGTCGTACTCGTATTTGCCGTCCCAATTCTTAATACCATCCGAACCGAATAGATTGTAAGTAATGTTTAGCTTTACGTTGTCAGGTGTTACGTTAATTGTCGCCACGTCTAAAATTGGATAGTTTGCCTGCATCCAAACCAAGTACTCACCTATTGCATCCGAAATAAATTGTTGACCTAGTGGTGAATCAATTGCTTTTTGTGTTATGAAGTAAGGTCTAATCTCTCCCCCGTTTGTAAGCTTTGCTCCTTTATCCAAAAACATATAGTAAAAGATAGCGTTGATTGTAACGTAAAGTTGGTTAAGGTCACCCGTTGCAGCTGAAATTCTAATTGAATCGTGCATCGTTCCCGTACCCTCACCTGACTCGTTAAAACTTATTTGTGTGATGGTTTGTTGTATAGCCTTTTGTAGCTTAAAACGGGTTTTGTATTTTATCTTAAATGAGCCTTCCATAATCTTTAAAGTAGTGTGTTCGTGTTTTGGTTAAATCAAATACCACTTACTCGCTGCGCCACATATCAAAGTGCGAACTCCGTTAGGTGCAATAGTAATAGTCGAAGCCGAGCCGTCAATAGTTGAGCCGTTAGTATTTAGGAAGGTGTTGTAGTCAGTTGACTTAATTACCAACACTTGACCTATTACGGAAATAGAAGGTAAATACACCGTAATGGCTGCGGGTGGTGTAGCAACTAAACAATAGTCGTCCGTAGTTATGTAATAGTCTGCGTCAATGTTTAAGAGATTAAATACAGCAGCACCCGACAAAGTTAACGTTCGAATGTTCGCCACGTCTGCAGCTATCCGTTCGGTAACTATTCCCGTTTGGTCAAGCATCTTATTGTTACCTACAATGATACCATTAACGCCTGGTTGGATAACGTTACCTTGTCCGTAGATGGCACTTACTGACGTACCGGGTACTACGTTACCCACGAAACTATTGTCCCAATGAATACTGCCCGTGTGACTAGATAGGTCGCCTACGGTTGTCGGGGTGACGTTACCCTTTTGAAATGGTGCTAAATCTATTTCAGTGTCCGCACTCATCAACTCGACCTTCGTAAGGTTTTGTGCGTTGCAGTCGTAGTCAATTACTTTGTTGATCGTCCACCAACTATTATCAATTCGTATTTTAGAATTTAATTTTAGGCTTTGGATATCGTCTTCACGCAGATTAAAGTAAGCCGTCAACATTTTACCTACGTTGATTTGGTTAACGGTTCGTCTCCAGTAAAGGTTGTAAAGGTTGTTATTCGTTATGCTGTAACCCTCATAAAACATATAGTCGGGCTGTGCGAATAAAATATCAAAGGTCGGGTTTGTCGGGTTATCCCAATGGTGAAAAATTGGGTAGGTCGTTACGTTGGTCTCGCCCGTTGTGCCGTAGTCGTATAGGTTGTAAGCGTCACACGTTCCCTCCCCTCCGTCTTGTAGTATTCGTATGTTTACTTTTGGCGCACCTGACAATAAAGGTAAGTAAGCGTTAAACGTACTTTGTCCTATTGGTGTCGGGCTAAAGGTTATTTCTTTGGTGTCTATTCCTTTGACGTACTCGTTGTCGAAGATAAATTCTAGTTGTCCGTAGATTTCTTTAGTGGCCTCAAAGTATATTTTGTTCGGGTCGTCCGTATCGTTTTTGTAAGTGAGGATTAATTTCTTTGCGCTCAGCTCGGGAAGAAATTGTAACGCTTGGTCTTTGTCCTTTGCTAACTTGTACGTCCAATCAATCTCGGCTCCTGCGTCGTAATAGTCGTCTCGGTGCATTAACACCAAGTTGTTAGGCACTTCGTTGTCTTGCTCCGTATAAAGGTTATACATCGTGAAAATTGACTTAATGAAGTCCGCTTGTTTTACCTTATTTGGCACTGCGTTATTCATATCAATGACCGCCCCGAACCCGACGATATTTGACGAGGGTAGTATTTGAATATCAATACTATTGTATACTATTTCGGAGGTCACTGTTACGGGTGTGCCTGCGGTTGTTGGTCCGTTTAACCATTGCAAGTTATTTGATAACTGAATATTTAAGCCACCTAAAAAAGTAACAATATCCGTTAGTATTACGTTGCCTACTAATATATTTACAGTAAATTGAACTGTGCCTATTGTATTACTTCCTGACACAAGTGTGTCGCCTTCGTTTACGTTTATTCCGCTTGTTAAGAATACCGCAGACGTTAAAAAGTTGCCGTTCTTTTCAACTACAAAACGAGGTCTGTAATTACTTGAGTAACTAAAAATTGACGAGGTCATGTCAACGTAGTAAGCCGTGCCGCCCGAAGTATTTATTAAGTTAATATCTGCGTTAAAAGTAATTTGTACGTTGACATTGTCACTTCCTACTAAGTTAAAAGGTGGCGTGTATTCTCCCGTAGTTGGGTCAAATAAACCGAAGTTGTCAGTCGTCTCAGTCCACCCCGTAATTATATCGGCAAAAGTTGAGTTTGCACCTGACAAAGTTAAAGCGTTATTTGCTTCGACCTTGTAGTCATTGTAATCTACAAGACCGCCTTCCCCGTTAAAAGGTATTATGAGTTTGTCAAAGTGGGCTGCGCTTAACGTGTCCCAAGTGTACGAAAATCCTGCGTTGCTAAAGATACGGTCAAAGTATGTCTTTGCGTAAATAGCGGGTTTCATGTCTTTGAGAATATAGTCGTTACTATCCTTAAAGGGTAGGAGGTATTTGTACCCATCCCCTTGCGTGTTGGCAAATGAGTTAACTACATTGTCTGCTCGGTACTCGTGGTTAAGGTCGCTAAAGTCAAGGTTAGTAAGTTCGTTATTCCCAAGCCTAGTAAAGAACTCACTCGACTCATCTTTTATTAGCACCTCGTATTCAACTT